TTTTTATCTGATCGTACACGCCTAATGTAATACTGGGCATGTTGAGGATGAATGCCAGAAGCAGTGCCACAAAGCTGAGAAACAGTACCAGAAGGCTTAACGCAAGTGATAGCAGCAGAGACAGGGATATTAAGAGCATTTGCTGTAACTTCGTTAGCAACGATTGCTTCATTTCTCAACATCTCCAATCTTGCTGGTAACGCTTTATCATCAGGATCATTCAGTAGTTTATGATCATAGATACCTGTCAGTGATACACCCAATAGACGCTCTTCAGCGGTGTTCTTTTCCCAGATCTTACGTAGGTATGGAAAGGTAGTCATTGTGCTCTGCCAAGTACCTAGAACAGCCGCTACACGTACTTTGTACATCAAGTCTTGAAGAGTGTCCGTATCACGAACAATGACCTCTGTGAGGTTACAGAACTGGTAAGGACGAAGGATAATCTCTGAGCAAGGATTCGTACCGAAGTCATGGTTAGGATCTCTACGACCATTGATAGCTGCTTGCTTCTTCGATGCATCTCTGTTAAAGATACCACGTTCACCTGAATGGCTTTCATAGATCGAACACCATTCACGCATAAACTGCCCTACTGAAGGCTTTACATCATACACAGCAGAGTTATTAGCAAGGCTACGCTGTCCTTGTTGTTCCCACCATGCTCCTGCTTTAGCGTGTGCCATACGATCATCACTGAGATCGCTTAAAGATATCATCGCAGAACGCCGCACACCACCCACAACAACAACCTCCCCGATCTTGCACAGAATATCATGGCATTCAAGGGACGACAGACGACGATTTTTGGCCGCTTGGAACTTCCTAATAACAAACTTGAATAGTTCAACGAGGGGTTCTGGACCAGAAGCTCTGCCTCCAAAGGTCTTAAGTCTGGAGCCAGCAGGTCTAACTTTGGATACGTCCCATGTTGCAACTTCTCCAGCGTATAGTAAAGCAATGAGTTGTCGTAATGCTTTAGCCCAGCCCTCTTTGCTGTCGGATACCACGATAGTAGTTTTACTATCGAATAACTGATCAGGGACTTCAGGGAGTTGATTAACATACTTAGCCTCTACTGAGAATCCAACACCTGTTCCACACAGGAGGATGTACATCGCTTCATCAAAGGACTTAGGGTCGTCGATAGGCAGATAACTACAGTTATAACCAGCAATGTTCTGACGCTCAAGTGCCTCTCCAGCAGTCATCATACAACGCATGGAAGGCATCACATCCATGTTACGAATAGCTTTCTCTACAGTCTTGTAGATATGCTGCGGGATCTCATACTTATGTTTGTCTAACAGTTGCTTCTTCATGAAAGCCATGTATCGGTTAACTGTTTCATCCCAGTTCTCACGCCTGCCTTGTTCGTCAATGAAACGGCTGTAACGGCTTTTGTGGATAAAACTTGAATAGTTATTCAACTTCATTCTTCTTCCTCTTCGGTGTCATCTATTTCGTCAACAAGTTGGTCAAACATGGCCTCGATTCTGTCCTCAAACCTGTCTACCAGTTCTTCTGATGTTATCCCTAAGATCTCCATGAGTGAGATCTCATCCAGCCTTTTAAGTTTATCAAACAAGTCCAGAATCGTTAAAGCCATAGCTACTCCTTATAGTACTTCTTAATCACTGTATCATAGTTTGCAATCACATACTCCAGATAGTGTACTGCTTTCTCTAGATCTTCTCTACCATTCTTACGTTGATGTCGTTGGACATACTTAACAACATTAGCTAACCAAGGATCTAAGGACCATGCTGAGATAACATCCCAAGGTTGTAGTGTTGTTTCCTTGTAATGATTACCACCAACCTGTTTAGCTTGGTTTGAGTATTTCGGCAGCAATTGGTTCACTCCTTCTTTGTTGTTGCCATCCACCGCAGTCTTGGCACTAGTAACGTTGATACTTTCCAGTGAGGGACGTACTGAATCCACGCCTTTGTAGATTGATGCTACCACATCTTGTGCAGCTCCGATGATCCCCTGAGACGGAGATGTTCGGGTGGGTTCGAATCCAGGGAAGAAATCGCTCATAGACTTTTTCCAGTAAGATTACATCTTGTTTGTTGTACTGCTCCATGACTTCCCATGCTGCTTTGTCTTTGTTCATACACTTGATCCAAAGTTCAAAGCCTTCATGCTTAGTCTTCTGTCCTAGTCCTAATGCTCTAGCGACATAGTCCAGTTTATTACTAGGAAACCTAAATTCCTTTCTAGCAGTCTTTAACAGGTCAATCTGATGGTAAGGTGCTGGAGGAGACATACCAGGCTCGAGGAACTCTTGGTTGAGTGTTGGTATGTCAAACCTAGTTCCATTGTAATGTACCACAGCATCGCATTCATCTAAGAGACTATGGATCTTCTTTAGCATAGTCTTCTTACCGTTTAGGATACTACTGAACATTAACTGATCACCTTGATACCACTTAGCGGACCAACACAAAACACTACTGCTGTCTACGATCTGACTGATACTGATGTTCTGTTGAAATAAACCCCAGACATAAGCAGTGTTTGGTGCTGATTCGATATCAAGTAGTAGGATTCTCATCAGCTTCTGAATCTGTTTCGTATTTTTCAGGATCATCGTGTCCGAAGATGTTAACGATCTTTCCGAACTGATTAACAAACACTTTATCCTTGATATCGTAACCGTAGTAAGCGCTGATAACTTCACAGGCTTTCTCTAACAACTTAGGCCATGCAATACCACTATCGTAGGTAGCATCAATAGTAACTATATGGCTTAGTGGATAACCATAGTCAGCGTTGTGCTTCTGTCCTTCTTCGTCTTCCTCTGAACTTATTGACATATTAAAACTAATTCTACTGTCGCTCATCTTCATCTCCATTCATTAGGGCATCCCAGGCATTAGGGAATACTTCAGAGCAGACTCGGCAGATGTTCTCTGCAACGATCCTTGTCTCTGCTTGGGCTTCCTTTGCTAACCTTAATTGACATACTCTAGCAAAGGCGTAAAGGCTCCCACTCCAATACCATTCAGTCATCATGGATTGGGGGAGAATCATCCTAGCTTGCTCAGCACAGATACCTTCTTTGAGCATAGCGTCATACAATGCTAACATAGTTCCTGTGTACTTGTCAACTGTTTCATTCCAGTCAGTAAAACTTTTTACAGGCTCTGACGAACTACCTTGCTTGACATTAGGTGCTTTACGTCTGAAGTAAGTAGGCTGGTAGAACTCTGGTTTACTGTCTACATAGCGTCTACTGACTTCATTCCAGGCTAGTCCTACCGTATGCTTCATCAACTGCCTAGCTACGAAGATCGGTGCTTTGATCCTGAACTGGATAAAGCAATGACTGAAGGGACTCCAATGGTTGTGTTTAGCTAGATAGTTAATCAGCTTGATATCTTTAGGATCTAACACAGGTAAAGGAAAGTAATGATTGCTTTGCTCTGTGTCGTACCAATCAACAGCTTCTGACTCTTTATCGAAGCTAACACGAGCAGCATTGACTACCGTTAAGTCATTGCCCATGTGATCGATGTAGTCTACTTTAATATTGGCCATAAACCTTTCTCATTCTGGTGGCTTGTTTGCTTTCCTCTACAGTCTTCTGCTTCTGATGTGTTTCCCAAAGCTTTGCCTTCTCTGCTATTGCTATGAAGTGATCAAGGCTAACCAGTGCTAAAGGATCAGATCTATTCTGCTTGATGACTAAGAGGGGTTCTTTGTCTTTGCCTTCACAGTGCCGTATTGCTTGTTCGTAGTCAGTGTAGACTGCGATTCTTGCTCTGTTTTTGCACTCGATGCCATATCTAAATCTTTCCAGTGCATTCGTCGAGAGCCAGACATCCTCGCCCTGTGTACCCATTGGTGTGCTTTTGCAATCATGTTCGCTTAGATTGAAAGTGTCTCTTAGCTTCTGCACCACCAACTTTTGCAGCAGTCTTCCTTTGTTTTTTTGCACTTGAAGGCTTCAATGTCGATCTCCGTCCAATTACTTATCCAGCTTTTAGGAATGATCATGACAGCATTGCAATCATTCTCTCCTATTGCTGCTGCTAGGTGTACTTCATCATCAGTCTCATGTGTCATAAACCCAACAGACTTACACTTTGCTACCGAGCCAGTACCCTTTAGTTGCCATCCTGAACTGGCTACAGCATCTACCCATTCTAGGTAGACGATGGTGTTGGTGGTTGCCATAGCTCACCCTCCTTACGTCTAATCCACAGTAGTTGTCCGTTCTCTAACACACGTTCAGCATCGCCATCATAAGCCTTCAGAACAGCCTCATACATAGCTAGGTCAGTATCAAAGTCACCGAGGATCTTGTCAGCCTTCTTAGGACCAATACCACGTAATCCTTCGATGTTATCTACCTTGTCACCAGTAAGGATCTGACGATAGAAGTTCTTAAGTGCTACTTTGTCATTCACGTAGTAATGATCCTTCTTTACAGGATTGTAGTGATGACCAGGGATCATGTCTAAGTCTTTGTCAATGGATACGATGATTGAGTTATCCCTAGTTAGCGTGGCATGGATTCCAATAGCATCATCAGCCTCTTGTCCATTAGCCACTCTGAAGTCCCAAGCAGTAATAAGATACTCACGAAGGCTATGAAGATGTATGGGCCTAGGCGCATCCTTTCTGTTTCCTTTGTAGGGTTGTGTTTTAGCGATGTCATACCTGTAGTTGTCCTTACCAGTTAAGTAACCGACATGGATGTTAGAGGAGAGTTCAATAAAGATCAGCTCCTCCAACATCTCTGCCATCGTTTTGATAGCAACCTTCTCTGTTTCCTCGTTACAGGCAAAGCCTACACGGTAGCAGAGAATGTCACCATCAATGATTGGCATTAGCTTCATTACAGTACGTCTTCTGTTTCTTCTTCATCTTGCTTAGGCTGTGCACTGTAAGTAACCAAGTCAGTGATCACTAGCTTCTTCAGTGAAGGCGATACACCTTTCTTGTTCTTAAACGTCCATGAGTATGAACCCATGACACAGACAGCCTTTGTACCGTTACCGATGTGTGCCATGACTTGATCACCATTCTTGTCTAATGCTTTGATCTCATGGTTACTCTTAGCGGTAATGTAAAAGCCTTTACCTTCTTTGTTGCGAACAGAGATACCCATATCTTCCAAAGCCTTAACAGCCTTGTCTGACAGGTTAGTCAGATCTACTTGATACTTACCGGACATATCGTTAGGCTTATCAAGGAAGGGCCACATCAAGGTTGCTTCAATACGTACAGGTTTTTGTTCCATGTTAATTTCCT